GCGTCGTATTCTATCTCATTGCAGCCGGCTTCGGATATCCTCCACATTGCGCTTCACGCCCTGGATGAACAGCGCGGCGTCGAGGCTGTAGGCCATGGCGTTGAAGCCCCTGCGGAAGCCGTCGACCACGCCGTCGGCCGTGCCGGTGAAGAACATGCAGTACTTTCCGGCCGCGTGGCAGGCGGCGACGATGCGCGTGATGGCCGCCTGAAATTCCGGCGCGTCGAACTGTCCCGGCATGCCCATCGAGATCGACAGGTCAAACGGCCCGACGAAGATGCCGTCTACGCCGTCCACGGCGCAGATGTCCTCGATGATATCGAGCGCCTCGGCGGTCTCGCACTGCGGGAAGAGCAGGGTCTCGCCGTTGAAGTGGCGCATGGTCTCCGGCACGGAGCCGAGCCCGTCAAAGCCCCAGCCGTCCTTGCGCGACGGGCAGAAGCCCCGCTGGCCGATGGGGTAATATTTCGCGTAGTTCACGAGCTCCTGCACCTGCTCGAGCGTCTTGACGTTCGGCACGATCAGGCCCTGTACGCCGACGTCGAGCAGCTTGAGCACGGCGGGGCGGCTGATCTCGCGCACGCGCGCGAGCGGGCAGATGCCGCTCAGCTCGGCGGCGCGCACGAGCGCGGCGGTGGTCTCGGCCTCGATGGGGGAGTGCTCGTTGTCGATGATGGCAAAGTCGAGCCCCGTGCGGCCGAGGCACTCCATGAGGCTCACGCTGGCGGTGTCAAAAAAGGTGCCGATCGGCTGCGCGCCGGCGGCAAGTTTCTGTTTGAGTGTGTTTTCCATGCGGATTCCTCCTTATCTTGTCTCGATGCCCCGATTATACTTGCATTTTGGCGCAAAGACAAGCACCATGCGTGCACGTTTGCGCCCGCCGCCGCATAGGGAATAGCGGGACAAGAGGTGAGGGCATGGAACTCGGCATTGCATCCGTGGCGGCGATCACGGCTGTCACGTACCTGATCGGGATGGCGGTCGGCATCGCGTCCGGCTGGCCGCGACCGGCGTGCACCAAAGCGTGAAGCAGCTGACAAAACAGAAGTAGCTGCGCCAACACGCCGGGGGGTGCGCGCGTCGGCGTGTTGCTGCATGTGCGGATGTGTGTTATGATAGGGCCATCGAATGGATTTGGTGAGGTGACAAATACGCGTGGAAGAATACGATCTCTGCTTTTCGCCGCCGCTGCCGCCTACGGTCTGGGGCGAGCTCAGCCTCTGCTTTGATGTGGATTTCCCGATCGACACGGTTTCTTCCATCCTTGGTGTGCAGCCGACAGAGGCCAAACGGCAGCGGGCGTGCCGGTGGAATGCATATGCGGGCACGCAGAACCCGGGATACTGGACGATCACGTTTGACAAGACCGATACTTTTGATGGTGACGTCGTCCAGCGGGCGATGCATACTTTTATCGCAGAACACGAGCGGGCACTGCGTCAGGTCCTGGAGCAGTTTCAGCCGTGTACGGCGCTCTTGACGATTTATGCTGTGGTGCATCAGGACGGAGAATATCCGTCCATTCGGCTAAACCCGTATTTTCTGCAGGATGCCTGCCGGCTCAGCGCGAGCGTGGATATCATTGTAGATAATGATTATGTGCGCGCAGAGCCGGACAATGGCGATAGCGCAGTATAGCAGCCAGAAAAATTCTCCCCGCCAAAAGGCGAGGAGATTTTTTGGTGCTCCAGCGGGGATTTCCCCTGCCGGGGATAAACTTCGACTCCCCGGGAGCAGCCGGAAAAAAATTCCCCCGCCAAAAGGCGAGGGAATATTTTTTGGTGCTCCAGCGGGGATTCGAACCCCAATAGAATCACGTGTTTTCAGTACTTATCACTTTCTGACAACACTTTTGACAACTTTCTGCTGCGTTTTACGTACCGGTTGACCTTGTTGTGTACCTGCTGTTTACGCTTGTCCTCAAGGTCGGTGTAGATATCCTGCGTCATTGCGATGGTAGAGTGCCCGAGCAGGTATTGTGCATCCTTGACATCGATATTCGCGCTGTGCAGCATGGAGGCATATGCGTGCCGGAGTTGATGCGCAGTCGAGTGGATGTCATGGCTCTGCTGGTATTTTTTCAGGCCGGATTCCAGCTCCGTCTTTGTCGGCAAGCCATCCGGAAAGAAGATGAATGTCTCAGGGTCGTCATAGTGCGGCAGGATCTCGATGACGTTATCCGGCAGGTCAAGGTAGCGCACGCCGGCTTCGGTCTTAGGGGATTTGAGAACCGGCTTTCGCGTGTCGGAATATGCAACGGCACGCGCGACGCACGCAGTCCGTGTAGTGAGGTCAATATCTTTTTGCTTCAGCGCAGCGGCTTCTCCGCGACGTGCGCCCGTGTACGCCATGAAATACGACATTCGTGCGAACAGGCTCTCTGTCTTGGATTCTTCGATTTTCTGCAGGTCGTCCGGCGGCGTCGGCTTTCTGGGTACGCGCGGGTTTCCTTTTGGGGTCGGAATCCCGATGCAGGGGTTTGCATCAATATCGCCGCAAAGGAAGGCGTAGTTGAGGATCTGCCGCATCACGGACTTTGTGTTGTTGATGACCTTCTGCGAGTAGCCACGCGCGGCGAAGCGCTGCAGGAAGACGACGATCTGGTGACCGGTGATGTCCGTGACATACTGGTCGCCGAAAGCGTCCACAGCGCGATTCTTTGCTGTTCTGTAACCGCATACGGTGTTTGGAGACAGGCGCGGTTCGCACTGCTCCCACCAGTCATCGGCGACGGCCTCAAATGCCCGGCCTTTGTCGGCGGCCTCGTTTGCGTGCTTTTCGCACTCACGGATATAGTCGTCACGCTTTTGCTCGACTTCTTTGTCGGTTTTTCCATAGAAATACTTTCGCTCGCCATTGATGGTGTCAGACAGGACGATGCGGCCATCTTTGCGCAGCGTGTATTTTGTCCTTTTTCTTGCCATTGGTGTCTCCCTTCCTTGAAAAGCGGGGAGAGATATGCTACTATGAGAATGACATGATCCTCTGCACATCTCTGCTTTTCAGAATGTGTTCCCGGAGGAACAAATGGCCGTCTCGGTGTTGCGGCGCCGGGGCGGTTTTGTATAAGAATGAAATGTTCGGAAATTTGTAAAGAGAACAGTGCGATGAAATGTTGAATTACAAAAACGCTTGATTTTGAAATTTAACTGTTTCCCTAGAGCACTGCACCAGTGAAAGGAATGGATTCTTACAAGGAGTAAAGAGAGCAAGCAGTCAAGTGCAAAAATGCACATATTTGTTAAAGTTAGACAACCAAAGATAGTAAATTATGTGCAATTAGATGTTTACATTTCCGAGAAAAAAGCATAAAATATAACCGTAGGATGTTTATCATCCTATGCAAGATAAGAAACACATGTTTCGTCATCTCGCGTCCACCCGCAACTGCCGCCTGTCGCCAGCGGCCAATAAGAGTGCGACTTGCTTACGATTGCCGCCCGCCTGCGTGCGGCATACAAGTGCAGGCTTGCAACACACGAAGCCCTCTGCAGAAAGCGGGGGGCTTCTGCATTATAGACAGAGGAGAAGCCTATGCAGTTGGTTGCGCATGGCCTTTATACGGTTAAAGACCGATACTTCACCGAATTTGGGAACGGATACTGGGTTGACAATAAGCAGGAAGGAAGGCCGTACTATTATCTGTTTCAAGATACCGACGGTGTGGATTGGGTGATTCCAATCAGTTCACAAGTTGATAATTATAAAAGGAAAATTGCGAAAGAAGAGAAAAAGCGCGGCGTCGGCAAATGTATCTATTATCATATTGGATTGGTTGCTTCGAAGGAGCGAGTGTTTCTGATTGGAGACATGTTCCCGATTGATGAACGATACATAAAAGCACCATACAGAATCAGCGCTTACCATTATGTCAGCAAGAACAAAGCGCTCAATACTACGCTTCGCAGGAAAGCCACAAAATATCTTCGGCTGGTAGAACGGGGCGTAACATACAGCCGCAACGATATCATGGGAATTAAGCAAAAACTGATATCCGATAGAGTAGCAGCAACAAAGTAAATGAGCCAGTTGTCTGCCCACACATTCGCCGCCTCGGTGTTCCAGCACCGGGGCGGTTTTTATTATACAAGAGAATATTCTTGCTTGCCTTGCTCAGATTTGCTTGCATTTTGTGCATTGCTCCGCATGATTTGCGCCCAATTGTCCGGGAAACTGATATGCTTCAAGAGGACGTACTTATGCGCTGATATTGCGCGCGAAAGGTCAGCAATAAAGGCCTCTTTCTTCTCTTCAGGTAAGAGCATGTAAATCGCATATGCGTATCCCCAAAATGTACTCTCATTCCCTGCGAGTGCATCCGGGAGACGAATTTTGGGGGAAAGAAAGCGATTATAGAACCTGCCGCCATGCGCAGCAATATTTCGCGCGACGACTGCACATTGGATCCAGCTTTCGATATATTCTCTGGATGGAATGTTATAGAAATCCCTAGCCATCTTGTTCCGGTCTTCGCTTACCATGTTTTTGTAGAACTTCGATACTTGCCCAAATGACATGAGTTCTGTAGCGACCCACACAGGGAAAATGTTTCCTTTGCAATCTTTGTGGTGTTGTACAAAAAGTTCGTTCCTTCTGGCATCCTTGTCTTTGCGCAACTCGTACATCATGCCACTGTGCCTATCGATATCCTCAAAATTCTCGTAATTCAGATACCCGATGGGGCCGTATTTCTGAGCATGATAATAGGCAATATAAGCTTTTAGATTTGTTTCGATTGTCGACGTTGCTGATAAGATGATTTCCCTCAGATCGACGTCAAATTGGTAAACATCGACAACATTTTCAAAAGTTGTGTTTGGATAGAACACGTCATCTGGCGGATCTCCATGCTTTTTCACCATGGTCAACCAATAGCCACTCAAGCGGTAGTAGTTTTCAGAACGAAGCACTCTTTTGGCGTACTCTTCATCGTCAATGATTAACCCACGTGTCCTAAGCTTTTCTATCTGTTGCTGGTATGTGCAAAAAGGCTTCACGAATTCAACATAGTTCATATTTATCCCCTAAAAAGCAAATAACCCGCCATGATACGCATAGGTGCTTTCGCATCCAGAGGCTTGGCGGGTTCCGTTGTTTTTATTTTAAACCGAAACACGCAAAAAAGCAACCACTAGATATAGAACGTTATCGGAAGAACAATCACAAAATGCGGATTGTTAATGAAGCGCTGCGCCGGGGCAATTCTCATTCTCCCTTAGTCAGGAAATGCCGCCTGTACAGCTCTTTCAATTCATCAGCGGTGTAGTTCGTGCCGAACCGGCGATTGATGAGGCCGCGCGTGATGCCCCAATTCCAGCCGTATTTGTGGACCAGGCGGTACATGACGCTATAGATTTCAGGCTGCATGTGTGTCACGCCTCCTCACACGGTGCTTTCTTCGCTGATCGCGCTGTCGATCATCTGCTGTAGCTTATCGCGATCCCACAGCAGGATTCCATTCTTTTCGGCAAGCTGTTTTGCACCAGCGGTAAAATAATTATTTGTCATCACAACACCAACATGGCAGTTGTACATGCTTTTACCGGCGCACACTTCCTGCACTGGTGTGTTCCCCAGCGCGGAAGAATAGCATTTACACTGGACGGCATAGCGAACGCCTTCTTTTTCGGCGATCACATCAACGCCCTGGTCGCCGGAACCCGGTGTCACGGACACGTTGACAAAGCCGTTCTTTTGCAAAACAGTGGCGCAATATTTTTCAAAGCGGTGTCCGTCCATGTGGTCGACTTTCCCCATCGGGTTAGGAGAAGCAAATTTGGGGGCATATTCTTCGCAGAGCTGCCCATAGCGAACATGCACAGCCAAAGGGAGCGTAGGATCACCATACTTTTTCTTTAGTGCATCAAATGTTCTGCGGCAGTCATCGCGATTATAAAGGCGGGAGAATGCAGTTTTGTAACTCTTTTGAAAATCCCGTTCCATTTTACGAATCATATCCAAGTCGGATTGTTCGTAGCTGATTTGTGTCTTGGGTTCTTTGCTTAGCTGCTTGGTGGTGCGGGCACCCGCCTCAGGGGCTTTTTCTGCTGCTGGGGTACGTTTCGGTGTGTTTTCGGGAACGTTGCTGGATGCCTTTGCGGTGTAGGCAAACGGTATTTTCGACAGAACGAGTGACGCAAAACGGTCTGGGACAACTGGCGGTTGCTTGACAGTATCAGTACCTGCTGCGGTGGTATTTTGCGCCGTTGGAGAGGGACCGGGTACTCCTTTGGGTACAGCGTTAATGGCTTCTGTGGTGTACGTGAGGGGCGATGTGAAAATTCTGATTCCATCGCGGGAGATCGCGGAAACAGAACCGCCGATGACAAAAGCCACGCTAATTATGAGTGCGCATGCGGAGATAATCAGATAAGTAGTGCCGATGCTGTCCGCGTTTGCGTAATGACTGTTTCCAACATAGACCGCGGCAATGACAATGGCGGACACAAAGACGTATATTGCGATAATTGCAAATGCCAAGGCCACATCGAAAGCGGATATGCTTTTATTTTTGAGCTTGCGTTTGGCATACACATTTTTCAGGCTCGGGAAGATAAGTAAACAATCGACGATGCTGAAGAATACAAAAAGCGCTGGTTTTACAGAATATCTGAACGAACACAATATGGAGATGACCAGTAGAATGATATACCACCAACGCTTATAAATTGGGCTTTTTATATACGAACGCTCGGTCTCCATGCTCCATCCTCCGAATCCCTTCAACCGTTTGTATGTTTCATCCTTCTGCCATGTGGCAACATAGACACACGGCTGATAATTGAAAAATAGCATATTTCGGGCAGTATTGCAATAAGTTAGCAAAAAACGTTCGGAATACCGAACGTTTTCAACACGCAGCCGAAAAATGTGGTAGGATTATGGCGAGGATGAAAAACAATGTACGGGAGTATAGAGAATACAAAGGCGTCAGTCTGCGGTGGCTGGCCAGAAAGGTGGGGTGTGGGACAAGTACGCTGTGCGACATAGAGAAGGGCAGGAGCGTTCCAAACGTCCGCCTCGCCATTCGGATAGCGCGGGCGCTGGGAACGACTGTGGAAGAACTGTGGGAGGGAGCAAAGTGAATGGATAGACGGGAGCATTTACGACGTGAGATTGAGCGGCTTCTGGATGATGCGGACGAGCGAATGCTTATGATGGTACTTAGTTTTTTGCGAGCGGCTTGATATGGATATGTAATTGGAAACCCGGAGCGGGAATCAATCCTGCTCCGGGTTTTTGTCGTTTGTAGTGATCTGCTGTGCGAATGCTTCAATGTCATTCCACCGTTCGGCCGGCAGGCGCGAGAGCGCAAGCAGAAAGCGACGGCGGAAATTGTCCTCTTCGCCGTGCATGACATTGCCGACGAAACGCATGATCTCCTCGTCGCGCGCAATTTGGATGAACATTTCACCATCGCCGGTGCGCAGCCAATGTTCGCTGACGCTGTACGTCCGGCATATGGATGTAATCATAATATCCGAAACGGCCGCACGTCCGTTTTCAACGTTATTGATCATGTCCCTGCTCGCACCGAACGGTGCGCCAAAAGCGGACTGCGAAAGCCCCAACGCCTTGCGAACATCTTTAATTCGGCTATTCGTATTAGCCACCTCCTTTGCGTGTCTATAATCTATCACGACGTTTTGAGTTTGTCAACACAAAAAGCGCGCGGCGATTTTTGAAAAATGTGTTGACAAACTCATTTTTCGGCGATATTATGAGCATACAAGCACAAGCGAATGTGTTCGTGAACACAAATCGGGAGGTGAAACGGCAATGTTGACCGGTAACGAACAGAAAACCATCGAGCGGCTGGCGGCCATGATGCAGAGCATGGACGATCTGCAGAAGGCGCAGCTGTGCGCTTTTGCGGAGGGGCTGGCGATGGCGCTGGAGCACAGCAAGCGCGCGTCGTAAAACGCGCGCAATCCATTCGATTGGAGGTGAGGACATGGATTCTATGGAGCTTCACAGGGCGCTGCGGGCGCACTGCCAAAAAGAAAAGGCGGACTGCACAAAGTGCTGCCTGCGCCTTTTCTGCTACACGCCGCCATGTGAAATGACGGACGGCATGATGGAGGATGTTATTTCGTTTGCTGCCAGTCAGCATAGCCACACGGAAAATCAAACTCATTTATGCCATTGCAGTGACGGTCAGTCGATGCCGTGCCCATGTGAACTGGACATGAGCACCGCACTAGGGTACGAACACCGTCGATGACCTCGTAATCTTCAAGGATCTGAACATTCCGCTTGATTTTGTGGCAGTGATAGAGACGCATTTCGTATTCCATCACACGCTTCGGATTTGGTTCCTGCATTTGCTTTGCCTCCCTTCGAGCCGATTCTATCATATCCGAGCGGGAAAACAAGGGCATTCATTATTCATTCGATTGGAGGTGAGGACATGTACCAAGCGACGAAAATGATGATCGCGAGCAACGGAAGGCAGAGCGCGGTACTGCTCGACGGCGTTATGATCGGCGCCGGCGTTGGCGGCATCCGCCTCGACGTGAAGGAAGGTGTAGCGGAGCTGAGCATTACCGGCATTGATGTGGAGCGGTTCCGCGCCGGAAATGAAGCGGACTTCGAGCGCTTTTGCGCCGGATTGTCAGGGGATGAACTGGGCGGAGAATGATAGCCATTCCTTTATGGTGTCGATGGGCAGGTTTTCCATGAAGATGATGCCGGAATCAGTAAGCGTGTAACCGCCGCAGATGTCTGTCTTTATGTATTTCGCATTTGAAAGTTCGGACAAGCTGTCGGAGACGATTGCATCAAGGGCAGCCGCATCATTCGATTCGGCATCAAAGTAGACTGCGGAGAACTTTGTTTCTCCGTTTGCGCGCCTCGATTTATAGGCTTTGTAGATCGTAGCGAGAGCCTTTTTTGCGTCTCTGGTAAGTGTGTGATCCATGAATTTTCCTCTCCTTACTTCAGCAGTTCTATTCCAGCTTGGAGGATGAAGGAGGAAATGCTGGATATGGCAGCGTTGAACACACTTGGGAAATGGGACTTTAGTTTTTCCCATGTGGTTGGATTTCTCGTCACTTTTAAGTATTCAGTTCCTTTTGCCGAAATACCTGTAAAAACATATGAACGTGCTCCGCCATTGAGTGCTGTGCTGCGCGTGATGGGCAGATTGACTAGCCCAAGCTTCACCAGATATTCCGCAGCATTGTAAATGTCGTCGGATGTGTAATTGCTGAGCGGCTCCTCATGAAGCACCTTTTTGAGCTTTATGGGCTTGACACGTTTTCCGGTACTGCTGATTTCAAGACAACTGTCGAGGTATTGCAGCAAATCACGGGCGCAATCTTCATTTACCATGAGTGGTACATCCTTTCATACGCAGAATTTCCATGTTTTCCATTTGCAGTATATCAGAGAGCGCCGAAGTTTTCAATATCAGCACATTTTTTTAAAGGAGAGAGGTACATATGCCGCGAGAAAAAGAAACCTTCCGGCTTGAGCTGGAGGAAATCTTGAAGTTCACCGGCGGCCGCCGGGTGTTGACGGTGACAGACGTCAGCAATTATACAGGGCAAAGCAGACGGGTGTGCCGCGAGCGGTACAACGTCAGCGGGAAAGAGGGCATCAGCGCCGTGGCGCTCGCCCAGATGCTGGCCAGATAGGTCAAGAGAAAGGAGAAACCAATGAAAGCAACAGGAATCGTCAGAAAGATCGACGAGCTCGGCCGCATCGTGCTGCCGAAGGATCTGCGCCAGACGATGGGCATCCGGACGGGAGATCCCATGGAGATCTATATCGACGCGGACAACATCATCCTGCACAAGTATGCGCCGGGCTGTGCGTTTTGCGGGAGTGTGGACGGAGTCCGACATATCCACGATGTGCCGATGTGCGCTATCTGCGCGAACAACATGCAGATGCTGTACCGAACGGCAGAGGGGAGCGACGACGAATGAAGGTGTTCGGAGATCCGCGCGCCAAGGCGAAGGTGCGCAAGTACATCACCTGGGGCATCGAGGACGGTATCGTCTGCGCCTCCTTCATCGCCGGCATCGCGCTCGCCGGGTGGGTGTTCCACATCCTCTTCACCGCCCTCGGCGTTGCATGAAACGTTCGCAGGTCGCATACCTGTCCCCGGAAGAGCTGGCGAAGCGCCGCCGGCATGACCGCTGGGCAGCGCATGGCCGCGCGCGGGTGGCGCTCCCGGGGCGCAAGGCCGTGGTCGTACCGTGCGCATCGCCGTTCGCGGCAATCCAGTGCGCGGCGGAGCTGTGGGGCGTCCCATGGCAGGAAGTCGTCCACGGGGCGCGCGTCATGTGGGCGCCGCCGGAGACATAAAAAGACACCGCCTGCGAAGATCGTCAAACCCGCAGGCGGTGAAAACCCAATAGCGCACAGGGCGCGCTACACTATATATATTATAGCATACAGTTGCCCGCCCTGCAAGCCGAAAAACGCTGACGCCGCAAGGCGTTTTCAGCTTCGGTAAGACCAATTACTAACTCGACCGGAGACAGACAGGGAGGCAATCATGCCGTATGTACATCGCACCGTCGTGTGCGGGGAAACGGTCGAGCACCGCAAGATGTATTCATCCCGTGTGCACAGCAAGGAAGTCAAGCCGCGCAAGCGATCATCCGAGAAGGAGACCTCCAAGTGCCAGGAGCGTATCAACGAGCGCGTGGCAGAGGAGCACCTGCGCTGGCTCATCAACTGCAACTACCATTATGGCGACTTCCATCTGGTGCTGCACTACTGGTGCAAAACCATCACATTAGAGCAAGCCGAGCGGGACAGAGCCGCGTTCTTCCGCGAGCTGCGCAAGGCCTACGCCAAAGAGGGCAAGCGCCTGAAATACATCGCCGTGCTCGAAACCAAGCACATGACGAACGTGCATCATCACATCCTCCTGCCGCGCTTTGATGCGCAGATCATCGCCGCCGCCTGGACAAAGGTGACCAATGGCGCGGGCTCTATCAGCTTCCAGATGCTCGATGACCGCAAGAACCACGCAAAGCTCGCGTCCTACCTCATCAAGGAATCACGCTCCACCATGCGCCGCTGCCGCGAGCAGGGCATCCGCCGCCGGCGGTACACCTGCAGTGCCGGCATGGCCAAGCCGGAGATCCGCTATCAGGTGGCCAAGGCCGAGACGTGGAGAAAAGAGCCGAAGGCCAGACGGGGGATGCATCTCTATCGCTTTGACGATGGGTCGGAGTATAAGAGCGGCTGGCACGAACTGAGCGGCTGGCCGTGGCAGGAGTATTACGAGATCAAAGACACTACATAGGAAGGAGCAATTACAATGGGCATCAGCATGGACAGCCTGCCGCCGCGCTATCAGAAACAGGCGGCGCGCAAGCTGGATCCCGCAGCGTATGAAAAGGCGCTGCAGTTTTTCCACGCCGAGGAGGACAAAAGCCCAGCGCGCCAGGCGCAGGGGAGCATCAGTCATGCGCTCGGCGAGAGCTTCGAGGCACAGATCCTCACCGCGTGCGAATACTACCGGTCGGTCTGTTACGCGGAGATCGACAAAACGCCGGAGCCGATCAAGGTCATTTCCGGCCGGCATCAGAATCCGAGCGGCTGCTGGTCGTTCGAGGCGGTTTTCACCAAGCAGGCGCAGCCGGATTTTCAGGGCACGATCGACGGCGGCCGCAGCGTTGTATTTGAAGCCAAGGCCACGGACAAAGACCGCATCCTGCAAAGTGCGGTCACGGAAGAGCAGGCGCGTGCACTGGAATCGCACGCCAATATGGGTGCGCTGGCGTTTGTGCTGGTGTGTCTGCGCGGCCGCGCGGTCTATCGCGTGCCGTGGGAAGTGTGGTGGAGGATGCGGCAGCATTTCGGCCACAAGTACATGACGGCCAAGGAGCTGGAACCGTTCCGGGTGCAGATGCGCCGGGGCGTGATCCTGTTTCTCGGCGATCCAGGGTGAAGGTGGGCACATGGCAATCAAAAACTACACGACGAAAGTGGACGCATATACGTCCATCGGAGAAATCCAAGGCGCGCTTGCACGCCACGGCGCGACTAAGATCATGATTGACTACGATAATGGC